CATTTTGGCAACGCAGATGCCGTGCCGCAGCTGCCGGAGCGGTGCTTAAGCCGCAAGGCGGGAATTGTGCGGTGTTGCCCTAACTCCTACCTGAGTATATACGTTTAAAATGTTACACTTTCAAAAAGAACGTGTCCGGCTTGGCGGGGTCAAACGGTTCGTTGGCCCACATCAGGGTCACAAGGTTTTCAGTATCGCTTAAGTTGATGATGTTGTGGGTGCAGCCGGGCAGCATCTGCACGGCGGTGGGCTTATCGCCCCACACCTCAAACTCCATCACTTCGTCACAGCCAACTTTGCGCTCCTGGATCAGCCCGTGGCCGGAAACCACAATAAAAAATTCCCACTTGGTGTTGTGCCAGTGCTGGCCCTTGGTAATGCCGGGCTTGGAAATGTTCACGCTGAACTGGCCGCAGTTTTCGGTTTTCAGCAGCTCGGTAAAGCTGCCGCGCTCGTCTGCGTTGACTTTTAAGGGGAAGGCAATCCGCTCTTTGGGCAGGTAGGAAAGATAGGTGGAATACAGCTTTTTGGCAAAGCTGCCCGCCGGGATCTCCGGCACCACCAGCGTGGCGGGCTGGGCGTGGAACTGTTCCAACAGATCCACAATCTCCCCAAGGGTCACTTTGTGGGTGACGGGAGCAAAGCAGTAACGGCCATCCACGGCAGGCACCGGGGTAAGGCCGTCATAATTGCAGCGGTGGGGCGCAGCTTCCAGCGCGTCCAGCATCTCTTCTACCAGATCGTCAATGTACAGCAGTTCCAGCTCAGTTGCGCGGTCATTGACGGTGATGGGCAGGCCGTTGGCAATGTTGTGGCAAAAAGTAGCCACGGCGCTGTTGTAGTTGGGGCGGCACCATTTGCCAAACAGGTTGGGAAAGCGGTAAACCAGCACCGGGGCGCCGGTGGTTTTGCTGTATTCAAAGAACAGTTCTTCTCCGGCCAGCTTGCTTTTGCCGTAATCGCTTTTGCCATAGCGGCCGATCAGCGTGGCCTGAATGGAGCTGGACAGCATCACCGGGCAGGTGTTGCCGTGGGCTTTCAGCGTATCCAGCAGGGTGGAGGCAAAGCCGAAATTGCCCGCCATGAACTCGCTTTCCACTTTGGGGCGGTTGACCCCGGCCAGGTTGAATACAAAGTCTGCCTTGGCGCAGTATTCATCCAGCAGCGCCGGAGCCGTGTCCAGGTCATACTCAAAAATATCAGTAATGTTCAGGGCCGGGCGGGTGCGGTTTTTGCCATCGCGGATATTTTTCAGGTTTTCACACAGATTGCGCCCGACAAACCCCTTTGCCCCGGTGACAAGAATGTTCATGCCTTGCCTGCCTCTTTCAGTGCTTCCTGGATGTACTCGGTGGTCATGATCTTTTTGATGGTGCCCTCCACATCCAGGCGGCGGGTGTTGTGGCTGGTATAATCTTCATCGGCCTGGGTGTGAACCTGGCCCTTGATGAAGTACTTGTCATAGTTCAAGTCACGGTTGTCGGCGGCAACGCGGTAATAGTTGCCCATATCCTCGCTGCGCATCCGCTCTTCCTTGGTCATCAGGGTCTCGTACAGCTTTTCGCCGTGGCGGGTGCCGATCACGCGGGTGCCGGTGTCGCCAAACAGCTGCTGCACGGCTTTGGCCAGATCGCCAATGGTGGAAGCATCGGATTTCTGGATGAACAGATCGCCCGGGTTGGCGTGCTCAAAGGCAAACATGACAAGGTCAACGGCCTCATCCAGGTTCATCAAAAAGCGGGTCATGTTGGGATCGGTGATGGTAATGGGGTTGCCGGCCTTGATCTGCTCCACAAACAGAGGAATCACGCTGCCGCGGCTGCACATCACGTTGCCGTAACGGGTGCAGCAGATGACCGGGCCGCCGCGCTGTGCGCTGACACGCGCGTTGGCAGTGATAACATGCTCCATCATGGCCTTGGAGATGCCCATGGCATTGATGGGGTAAGCGGCTTTATCGGTAGAAAGGCAGACCACGCGCTCCACGCCTGCTTCAATGGCGGCATGCAGCATGTTGTCGGTGCCCTCAATGTTGGTGCGCACGGCCTCCATGGGGAAAAACTCGCAGGAAGGAACCTGCTTGAGCGCAGCGGCATGGAAGATAAAGTTGACGCCGGGCATCACATCGCGCAGGCTCTGGATGTTGCGCACATCGCCGATGTAGAACTTGACTTTATTGTAATAGTCAGGATAGTTGGCCTGCAGCTCATGGCGCATGTCGTCCTGCTTTTTCTCGTCACGGCTGAAAATGCGGATCTCGCCGATATCAGTCGTCAAAAAATGCTTGAGCACGGTGTGGCCAAAGCTGCCGGTGCCGCCGGTGATCAACAAGGTTTTATCTTTGAAAATGGTGTTTGCCATGGTTTCCTCCTGTCAGGGGACGAACTTTTGGTGGTAGGCGCAGCAGCGTCGGGCATCTTCCAATGCCCATAAAGCCAACACTTCCCCTATATACAACCAATTCTAACATAAAAGTTACAGCTTGAAAAGGGCCTGACCTTGGAAAATGCTGTTTTTTGTGGTACAATACCTCCAGTGCAACCATTATACAATAAAGGAGAATCAGATTTTATGCGCGCTTATGAACGTTTGCTGAATTACGTTAAGGTGTATACCACCTCGGACCCCGTAAGCGATACCCACCCCACCACCGCCCGCCAGTTTGACCTGGCCCGCATGCTGGTCAAGGAGCTGCAGGACCTTGGCCTTGCGGATGCCCATGTGGATGAGCACTGCTATGTTTACGCCACGCTGCCCGCCACCCCCGGCCACGAAGCTGCCAAGGGCCTTGGATTTATTGCCCATATGGATACTTCCCCCGATGCACCGGGCGAGAATGTGAAGCCCCAGATCCATGAAAATTATGACGGCGGCGATGTTGTCCTGCCCGGTACCGGCGCAGTTCTCAGCACCAGGCAGTTCCCATTCCTGGCAAAGCTCAAGGGCCAAACCCTGATCACCACCGATGGCACCACCCTGCTGGGTGCGGACGACAAAGCCGGTGTGGCCGAGATTATGACCATGCTGGAGATCCTGCAGAAAGAAAACCGCCCCCACGGCAAGATCTGCGTGGGCTTTACCCCCGATGAGGAGGTTGGCCAGGGTGCTGACCTGTTTGATGTGGAGCATTTTGGCGCAGCCTATGCTTACACGGTGGACGGCGACGAAGCGGGCGAAATCAGCTATGAAAACTTTAACGCTGCCGCTGCTTTTGTCACGGTACACGGCTTCTCGGTCCATCCGGGCAGCGCAAAGAACGCCATGAAGAATGCGCAGAACATTGCCATTGAGTTCCACAACGCCCTGCCGTATTACGACCGCCCCGAATACACTGAGAACCGCGAGGGTTTCTACCACCTGTGCAGCATGGAAGGCGATGTGACCGGCGCCAAGCTGGGCTACATTGTGCGTGACCACAGTGCCGAAAGCTTTGCCGCCCGCAAGGAGACCATGCGCCACATTGCCAAGCTGCTGAACGAAAAGTATGGCGAAGGCACCGTGGAGCTGGAGCTGAAGGACAGCTATTTCAGCATGCTGGAAAAGATCAAGCCGCATTTCCATCTGGTGGAAAATGCCCGCGCCGCCATCCGCAAGGCTGGCCTGGCGCCGCTGGAAACGCCCATTCGCGGCGGCACGGACGGCGCGACCCTGTCTTACATGGGCCTGCCCTGCCCGAACCTTGGCACCGGCGGCTTTAACTACCATGGCCCGTGCGAAGGCATCACGGTAGAGGCTATGGATAAGGCAACCGAGATTCTGCTGAACCTGGCCGATATTTATAAGGATGTCCAGTAACCAGCGCGGCCTTTTTGAAAAAAGGCTTGGCGAAAAACTTTAATTGGCTTCGCATAAAAAAGAGTAATAGTCGTGTGGTGCCCACGGCGGTGCATTTTAACTAGGTCAGCTGCTCCGGCAAGAAGTATTCTGGCCAGAGCTGCCAACCTGTTTTATTCGCACCGCCGCGGGCGGTGCACCGACATTATTCTTTATTCTTTATTCATTATTATTTATTATTTCGTTCCTGATAAAAAATAGCGCCCGACGGTTTAAGCGTACCTGTCGGGCGCTGTTTGTTTATTTGCTTATTTATCCGGTTCACAGTCCAGAATGGAGGGAATATTGGCCCATTTATCCGGTTCGGCTTCGTACCGTTCGTGCAGCCAGGCAACGGCGGCATCAAGCCCCTCCTGATTGCCGGGGAACTCTGCCATCTCCTGCTTTTCATCGGCGGTGTGTTCCAAGCTCCATGGGCCGGGCCAGATGGTGGCGGTCAGATATTCGATCTTCCGCTTGCCGCTTTCATCGGCGGGGTCAGCTTTTTTGGCGGGGGCTACCAGATAGCGCATGCCGCCCTGTGCGCCGGAGTACGGGTTGCCGCAGTGGAACCAATGGTAGATGGGCAGGCAGTCCAGCATAAAATCTCCTCACTTTCAGGTTTTGCTGCGGTTCAGTTCCGCGCGTAGTTGGATCAGGCGGGCAATATCTTCCTTATCGGCCTGGGTCAGTTGGTCTTTCAGGTTCTGGTAGGCGGCAATGGGTTCGTCCTGAATTAAAGCGTCCAGTTCCGCCCCGGCAGGGGAGCCCTGCCACCCGGCCAGGTAGCCGGGCGCCACGCCAAGGCAGGCGGCAATGCTTTCCAGCTTATCCAGCGGAATATTGGTTACAATGCCGGTCTCGTATTTATAAACCGCTTGTTTGGTCACATGCACCTGTTCGGCCAGCTGCTCCTGTGTCAGCCCTTTGGCGGTACGTGCTTCGCGGATGCGTTCCCCAATGGTCATGCGGATCACCTCCCAAAAAGTATAGCAAAAAACCTGCGGGTTTACAAGATGATAAAAATAACTTGACAAGTTACAGCAAGGATGCTATCCTGTGAGTAACCTGATAAGTTTCAAGAAGGAATGTTCTCTTTCGGCTGCAAAACAGGCAAAGACAGAGAAAACAACAGCAAAGCGGCGGCAGCAGGGCCGCTTTCATTTGAAGCACAAGTAACTTATCAGGTTCCAAATGGATCATAAGGAGGAATGGAATGACCCACGAAATTGAACTGGAAGGATATTACCCTAAAATTCTTGGCAGCCCCATGCGTATGCTGTGCCTTGGCACCAAAGCCAGCTATGGCATGGAGGTTCTGCATTTCCAGCGCGGCACCGGGTGGGATGGCCTTGCGCTGGATGTCACGTTTACCCCGGACCCCCAGGCGGAGGGGACAACGGTGCTGGCGGATGCAGGGGACACCGTAGCGGTGCCGCCCGCCGCCACAGCGCAGGCAACCAACAGCGGCAGCGTTACGGTGCGCGGCGTGCGGGATGGCGTGCAGTGCATCAGCTGCAACATCCCATACCTGGTGCTGAACCACGCCCCGGTGCCCGGCCAGCAGACCGACCCGGCGGAAAGTGTGTGGAAACAGTATGCCGATAAGCTGATCCCCGCGGGCGGCAGTACCGGGCAGGTGCTGGCCAAGGCGTCCGCGCAGGATATGGACCTGTACTGGGCCGACGGCACCACCACCCAAACCGAAACCACACCCCACATGCTGACCAACGCGGGCCGCAGCAAAAAGAAAGCCATTGTATCGTTTGTGGATGACGACTGCCGCAGCGAAGCGTACACCGTGCTGTTCCCGCTGGTGCAGGAGCTTGGTATGCCTTATACCGTGGCTTGCCCGGCGGGGCTTATGGGCAAAACCGGCCGCATGACGGTGGAACAGCTGCAGGAAATGGCGCGCAGCGGCGTGACGGTGGCATGCCATACGATGACTGAAACCGATATGGAGCAGGATACCCCCGAAACGCTGGAAGCCACCCTGCAGCAGTTTGAAGCGGAGATGCGCCGCTGGGGCATCCGCGGGGTGCGCAGCTATGCCTATGTGAACGGGCGCTATAAGGCGGACTGCCTGAACACCGTAAAAAAGCATTTTGACCTGGGCCTTACGGTGGAAAAAGGCATCAATCAGATCCCGTATGAAAGCTGCCGCATGAAGCGCGTGGAAGTGTTCCCAAAGAACAAAAGCTACACGCTGGAGGATGTAAAAGCGTGGGTAGACAAAGCCGTGCAGGATGGAGGCTGGCTGATTTTGATGACCCACGCATGGTACACGACCTTTGATGCGGCACAGCTCAAAGAGCTGGTGGGTTATATCCGGGCCAGCGGTGCGGAGCTGATGGACCTGTACGATGCACTGGATGCCACCGGCAACGTGGTGGAAGCGGGCGACTACCAAAAGCCGGGCGCGGATGCAGCGGAACCGTTTTTTGTGGTGGATGCGGATGGCCGCGCCTGGACCAACGCGCTGGAGAACTTACGCCCGGCAGATGGCATCACCAATGTGGGGGCAGCCCTGCAAAGTGGATATGTGATCTCCACCGCCACCGGCAAGGCAATCAAAACATCAGATACCGGGTTCCGGGTCACCCAGCCGGTGGATGTGACAAGCGCGGCCCAGGTGTTGGTAACGGCCTGGGCGTATACGGGTTTTGCGCTCTATTCTTTTTTTGATGCGGCGGGTACCTGCCTTGCCGTAAAAGCGGCCGATGCCGATTATGCTGCGGGCGGCAATACCCTGACCCGGCAGGCAGTGGCCGTGCCGCAGGGGGCAGCCACTTTGATCGTGGCGGGCAATTTGTACCAGGCGCTGCCCGCCGTCAGGCTGGTCAGCGCGGCAAACCTGGTGCAGCAGGTAAAAAGCATGACGGTTGCCTGGCACGCCAACTATGTGCTCAAAATTTCCGGCTCGACCGTCAACTATGCAAACGAGAATCGGCGCATCAGCGAAAAAGTTGCCGCTGCGGCAGGGGATACCTACCGCCTGAGCTGTTCGGCCAACTGGAACAACGCGCTGTATGTGATCTATGCGGCAGACAACAGCGTGCTGGCCTGCCGCCAGGCCCCCAACAATGCCGCCGGTGAGGTACTGACCGACTTTGCGGTGACAATGCCGGAAAACACTGCCTATTTCCGCGTGGCAGCAAACCTAGAAATCCAGCCGGAATCCTACGCGGTGGCCCAATACACCACCCGCATTGCGGCCAAAGCCCCGGTGCTTACGGTTGCAGCGGTGCGCACCCTGCTGGATATTTTGCGGGCGGGGACCTATACCCAAAGCCAGCAAAGCGCCATTCAGAATCTGGAAAATGCACTGCTGATCATAGACTGACAATACAGCGCGGTTTTTCAACAAAAAATCCAAAGGCTGTTGAATAAAAAGAAAAAGCGCAGAACCACTTTTGGTTCTGCGCTTTTTTGGAGCGGGATACGAGTCTCGAACTCGCCACCTACTGCTTGGGAAGGGAAGCGACCTATACGCTATAACGCCAAAAACGGGGAAAATACAGGTTTATTACAGGTTTACGGGAAATTTATCGCCACTGGATTTTCTCCAGATTGGCGACCAAAAGGGCAGTGTCGGGGTGGGTGTAAATGTTCAGGGTGGTGGCGATGTCGGCGTGGCCGAGAATCTGCTTGACCACCTCCGGCGGCAGGCCGCTGGCCGCCATTTTGGTGGCGGCGGTGTGGCGGCAGGTGTGCGGTGTGACGCCCTGAATGCCCAGCTTTTGCATCAGGCTGCCGAAGGACTTACGCACGTTGTTGTGGTCCCGCGGCAGGCCGTATTTGGATGCGAGAAGGTAAGGCGAGCTGCCGGCGCCGGCGGCAAGCCAGTCGGTGACAAAGGAGCGAACATCGGGGTGGATGGGGATCACGCGGCGGCGGCCCGCTTCGGTCTTTTCGCCGCCGATGAGGTAGCCTTCCGCCAGGTGAACATCGTCCCGGCGGACGGTAAGCAGCTCGTTCAGGCGCATCCCCGTGTAGACCAGTACCAGCGCGATTTTGGCGGTTTCGCCCAGGCGGCTGTCATTGGCCATGCCCCAGATGGCGCTGACCTCGGCGGCGGAAAGCACCCGCGTTTTGGGAGCGCCGGGGGACGGCAGCGACAGCGCCTGCGCGTAGTTGGTGTGGATGATGTCCTGATGGATGGCGTACTGGCACAGCTGGCTGAACAGCTGACGCTGCTTTTCGCACAGGCTGCGGCTGCCGCCCGCGTCGGCGATCTGCTGGATGATGGCCTGGTAATCCTCGGTTTTCAGCTCGGCGATGCGGCGGCGGTGCAGCGGTTCCGCCTTGTTGTATGCGTTCCGGTATGACTGCTGTGCCGACTTGCTGATTTTGGGGTAGTGCAGCACGCTCCAGCGCTCGTACACGTCGCTGAGGGTGTAGCACAGGCGGTCGGGCGCGGCCTGGCTGGCGTTGACGCGGTCCAGCGTCTGCACCGCGTCGCCCGCTGTGGCGAACGAGCCGATGCGGGTGCCGTCGGCGGCAACGGCAACGTAGGGGCGGTTTTTGTTGCGTGGGTCCTTCCAGACGGTACCGGTGCCGCGCGGGCGGCGGTGGCGGCGGCGCTGCGGGGCTTCGCAGTCCGCCAGGCGCTTGCCGCAGTAGCAGCACAGGCGCGCGTCCGGCGGGACGCTGCGCCGGCAGCGCGGGCAGTTCATATGCAAGCCCCCTCCCATGCCGTGCGGCCACCCCGCACGGCTTTTTATTTTTGTTGCACAGTTTTGGTATTTACCCCGGGATTTTTGACAAAACGCATGGATTTTGGTTGCCTGCCGCCCGGCGGAAAGCCATTTTCGTGACGCCGCGAAAATGGTTCACCTCCGGTTCATGGCGCTATTGCCCGGCGGGTGGTCATTTCCGTTTTGGAAGCAGCCACCGAGGATTTCTCGGCAGTTGCCTATCTTTGCCCGTCTTTCCCTTTGGCCAGCTTCTTCTGTTCCCGCTGGATCTGTTTGATGCTCTTTTCGGGCGCGGGTAAATCCTCCGGCATGGTGCCGCCCAGCTCTGCAATGGTCTGGCGCACCTTGCGGCCAACCTGATAATGCGTTTCGTTGGCGGCGTCCTTCCCCTGGATGTTCTCCCGCCGCAGTTTTTCATCGGTCTGGGTGGCACGGAACAGATTGGCGGCCAGCTCAGTGCTGCCCATGTGGTCAAGAATTTTCTCGTTCGGTTTCAGCCCCTTGCGGGCGTGAATGTCGCGCATTCCCAGGCCGCCATATAAGCCCTGATACCCTTTGTTTTGGAACACGGCGTACTCCTGCGGCGTTTCGACCCCGGCCTGTTTGGCGGCTTCGGCCAATGACTTGTTATGCTCGACCATCTCGGCGCGGATCGCAAGGCGTTTTTGTTCTTCGCTGAGGATGTCGTAGTTTTCGATCAGCTCCTGCTGTCGTGTCTTAACGGCAAAATAGGTCTGGCCGACGGCAATCACCTCTTTGCGCGGGTCGCCGTTCTGAACGATGAGATAGCAGGCATAGCGGGACAGCATGAGATCGTCAACCTTTCGCTCTGCGCCGCTGCCGATTGCAACCATTTTGCCGACATTGGCAAAATGGTCTTCGACGAAATATCCGCTGTTCTTGCAAGATTCTTTTGCACGTTCTATCACTTCAGAAAAACGCCGCCACTGGGTATATTCCAATACCGCTTGCAGCTCACGGGCCAGCCAATATTCCTGACCGTCTGCATTGGTGTGCTTGATGGATTCAAAAGTGGCGTCGGAGTATTTTTCAATATCAGACATTGCCTAATCCTTTCTTTGTTGCCCCGGCGGGCGGTTATTCCTGTATCCCCCTGCACAGCCCCACGGCCAGGCCCTCGATATACACGTCGTTCATTTCCTCTTTGCGGCGGATGATGGAATCATAGGCGGGGTTTTCCGGGCGGAGCTCAACGTAATCCGGGTGGAGGTAGACGCGCTTTAGGGTAGCCTCGTTGTCAATGCGGACGGCGGCGATCTGGCCGTTTTTTTACCGCCGAAGCGGATTTTACGAATTAAAGTCCACACCCCTGCACGCTGTCCAATAGTGCAGGGGTTACTGTATCTCCTGCATCATCTGGTGCAGCCAGGCGGGGCATTTGTTGCCTACCTGTAGCAGTTGACCGTTACGGTATTCGGCTACCAGCGCAAAGCCGTTGTCGTTATCAAAAAATTTAGCCTCATCGCAATAGGGCAGGATCTTCGCCACATCGGCAAAGCGGTGTGCAAACCGTGCCTGTACATCCTTGGCCGGGATGTCATGGCCGCCGCGCTCGACGCGGTTTTTGATGCGGCGCAGGCTTTCCTCGGCAGTGTCCAGGCCCACATAATACAGGCGTATAAAGTAACCGGCCTGCTTGGCACGGCGGCACAGCCGCTTGGGGTAGCCGCCGGAGAGGGTCGTTTCCTGGGTAAAATTCACGCCATCAGCAAGGGCGGTCTCGATGCGCTGCACGGCCAGTTTGCCGCCCTCGTACTCATCGCCGCCGCACTGGGCTGTCAGCTGATCCGGGTCAACGACGATGCCAAGGTCAGTGCGCTCGGCCCGCAGCGAGCCGGTCAGACTGGATTTTCCTGCGCCGTTCACACCGCCGATAATCGTATAAATCTGCATACCTTGCTTCCTTTCATATCCCGCGGCAGATGCCGACTACGCGGCCCTCGATGGTGATCTCGTTGAGCTGGTCGCGGGTGTAGACCAGCGGGGAGAAGGCGGGGTTCTCGGCCTGGAGCATGACGGTGTCGCCCTGGCGGTAGAAGCGCTTGAGGGTGGCCTCCTCGCCGATGCGGACGGCAGCGATCTCGCCGTTCTCGACTTCCGGCTGTTTACGGATGCAGACGATGTCGCCGTCCTGAATCATGGCTGCCATGCTGTTGCCGTGGCAGGTCAGGGCGAAATCGGCCTGCCAGAGGGCCGGTACGCCGATGCGGGCCTCGATGTTCTGCTCGGCCAGGATGGGGGTACCGCAGGCAATGGAGCCGACCAGGGGCACGGCGGACATTTCCGGCATGGGCTGGAAGCCGGGAGGGATGGGGGCGGGGGCCAAAGGGTGCCGCTCCATGGGGACATCCCATCCCATGAGCCACGCTTCGCTTACATTTAAGGCTTCAGAAAGAGCGTAAACGACTTTCTGCTTTCCTTCCCAGTCACCTTTAACGTAATGCGTGATGCTTGACTTTGAAACGCCGGATTTCTCCGCGAGTTCAGCTTTGCTCATCCCCCGCAGATCAATGGCAGCCTGCAATCGCTGGGCAAATGTCGCGGCTCGCTGGTCTTTCATAGTACACACTCCTTCAACTCTTTGGTTATATTATACGGGCAGAGTTGCGAAAAATCAATACTGCGCAAAGTGAAAATTGAGAAATCTAAAAAAATGTGTTGACATTTCGCAACCATAGGATTATACTAAAGCCGTGGTTGAGAAAACGCAACCAAGAAAGGAGGATATAAATGCCGCCGATTGATTATAACCCCTTGCGAAACCGAATCCGCGATCTGGGACTGACCCAGAAGGAATGTGCGGAAAAAATCGGGATCAGCGAGGGTCAGCTTTGCCAAAAGATGGCTGGAAATTACGAGTTTCGCCAAAGCGAAATCAGCAAGTTGTGCGACCTTTTGGGCATTGAAGGGTCTGACATAAAGGTTTTCTTTTTTACACCCAAGAGTTGAGATTTATCAACTTTCCCACGCCCGCCGCCCCGCCAACCCCCGGCGGCCCCGCCGCCCCACACCCACCCGGAGGTGATAAACATGACATTGGCAGTGGCATATCTGCTGCTGGAAGCGCTGCGAGATGCCGTAAAGCAGTATGGAGGCGGCGAGCGGCAGGGACTGGAAGCGCTGGAGAAGTACATGACCGGTGTGTTTGGCGAAAGCTGGGGAACGGAATGCGCTGCCGGGATCGATATGGTTTTGAAGGTTTTACAGGCGAGCGGGGAACTCGATTTTGGAAACAGACGCGTCGATGGCGGTCTGGACGATACGGTGAAAACAGGCCCGGCACTGGAAACTTCCGTTTGACTGATCGCAGGGAGTATCGACAAAAGGCCGGTATACCTTTTGACCCGTGGGAAGAAAAGCATATTCGGCAACCATGGAGATGTCCTGGTGATAGACAGGGCAGGAAACAACGAATTTGTGGAAAAACGGTTGTGCTGAACATTGCATACGACCACATCCTTTCTGCCGCCAGTATAGCACAGGCAGAGCAGAACGAACACCCCGGCGGGCCGCGCCCGCAGAAAGGAGGCGAGGGGGTGGACGTATCAACCATCATTGCCGCCGTGATCGGCGGTGTTGTGGGATGGCACCTGGGCGATATCGTCTTTGGGGTAAAAGGCAAAGGCAGCGTCAAAGGCGCCCCAAAAGAGGATAAAGCAGAAAAAGGCCAGAATGAGGCACAGGACTTTCACGAGAGCGAGCCAAACGGGATGCAGTGAGCAGGGTATCCGAACAAAGGCAACAAGGAAAACCGGGAACAGCAGGCTGCAAACGCAGAACTGGCGGTGAACCCATTTCCGGCTAGACGGATGCTGAGAAATGTTTGGCCTGGCAGAGGATTTGCTTATCACTCCGTTGAAGAAAAAGATAAGAGTAGAAGTTATGGCGCTGACGATCAGGTCTTTTACGATGTCATATAACATAAAACCACATCCTTTCTGCCGCCAGTATAGCACAGGCAGAGCAGAAGGAACACCCCGGCGGGCCGCGCCCGCAGAAAGGAGGCCCCATGGACTGGACGGACAGGGAGATGGAGCTGAACCCCACCATGACCATCACAGACCTGTGCGAATTTTTTAAGGCAAACTGCATCCCCGCCGCGCCGGACACGATGGGGCGGTACATCACCGAAGGGAAGTTCCCTTTTGCGGTGGGGCTGGACAGCAGCGCCGACGGAAAACGCAAACGGAATTTTATTATTTTCAGGGCGGACGCTTACGCCTGGCTGGATGCCAAGCTGCACCGCGAAAGCATTAAGCCGCTGCCGTACCGCCCGCCCGAAACATGAGGAGGAACAACCATGGAATTTGACAACGAAAACAGCCGGTGCGTGAGCGCCGGGCCGGAGCCGGATGCCCGCGTGTGCGTGATCCTGCGCGGGGAGGAAGTAGAAATCGAATTGAAAGGCAGAAGCATGGACCTTGTAAAAATGGCGGCGACTGCGCTGATGGAAAGCATCAAGAAAGGCGTAAAGCCCGGCTGCTGGCCGGGGGTGCTGGACCAGATCGCCGATGCCATGTGGGCCGACCTGGACGACTGGGAACCCGTCCCGACACCGGAGACACCGGAGGTACACCCATGAAGCTGACAGACAAGGAACGCAACACCTGCGCGGCGCTGCTGTGCCGCTGGGCGGCCAGGGACAACGAGCTGATGGCCAGCGACCTTTACGGCAGCAGCCAGTATTACAAGCTGCTGGGCGCGCTGACAGCCCTGCGCACGCTGGGCCTTATGGCGGAAACCGTCTTTTCAGACGCACCCGCGCCCGGCGGGTATTACAACTTTGGCAAGATCATGCTGGACGGCATGGTGTACGACGTACCGGAACCGAAGGAGGAAATGGAAAATGAAGATGCAGGCGATCCACCTGCCCAGCGATAACGCCCTGCGGTGCCGCGCGCTGGCGCAGGAAAACGCCGCCCTGCGCGCGGCGGCGGCCCGGTGGGCCAAGGCCCGGCGGCTGGCGCTGGCCGTGAACGGCACGGTGGGCGCAGCCGGCGTGGGGCTTGTGGTGGGCAGCGGCCTGCCGGCCGCCCTGTGCCTGACGCCGTGGGACTGGCCGCTGACACTGGCGGGCGCCGTGCTGGCGGGGGCCGCGTGCGTGGTGGAGTGCGCGCTGACCGACCGCTACACCCGCCCATGACCCGCCGCGCCCGTCTGGAGCGGCTGGCGGCTGCCATCCTTGTGCGGATGCAGGCGCAGGCCGCCGCGCGGATGGATCGGCACGGCAGGCCGCAGACCAACCCGTACATGACCAACGTCGCCCACCCGGCGATCCTGACCCTGTACACCCAGTGGAAGCGCAGCATTGACGCGGGCACCTACGCCGTGGGCGATTTAGACCGGATCATGTTTGAGCTGTCCCTATTGAACGACCGCGCCGTGGCCGCGCTGGAAAAAGAGTACGCAAAGGAGCTGACCACCAATGACGGGCTGCCGTGACGCCGAAGCGCCCTATTGCCAGTGCGCCGCCTGCGCGGGCAGCTGCTGCTGCCGCGCCGAGCACCTGGTTCTGCCCTGCCCGGTGGCGGACTGCCCGGATTATGTGCCCAGGGGCCGCGACGATTTTGTGCCGGTGCTGACCAGCAAGCAGCTGGCGGAACGGCAGGCCGCCCAGGCCGCCATAACGCCGCCCGCCCAGCAAACCACGCTTGACGAAATACGCGCCAGGCTGGACGCGGCAAAGGCCGCGTGGGACAAAACCCATCCACCCGCCTGATGAGGCCCGGCGGCACCGGGCCGAAACGCCGTAAGGCGTAGCGGGGAGCTTTTCGTGGCACGCTCTGCGGCGCCCGGAAAATTTGCAGCAGTCGCCCAGCGGAAGGGCAGGAGGCTCATAACCTCCAGACTGCCGGGTTCTATACTTCTGCCCGGCGGGGCGCGGGTTCAAGTCCCGCCTGCTGCACCAGCGCCGCAAATCCTCCCGCGGCGCTACATTCTCTCTTGGCACCTGTCCGACCGCCCAGGCCAAAGGCGGCAGGCCCAGGCACTGGCAATGCCTGGGTCTCTTTTGAGGACCTAAGCCCCGCATGAAGGGCGCGGGCCGAAGCAAACCAGACAAAAAGCGAAAGAAGGCAAGAAAATGAGGCCGAAAGAGCAAATTTTGCAAAACCCCCGGCTGAAGATCGTGCAGGCCTGGAAAAGCGGCCTGATGGGGTATCTTTTGCAGCCGCAGGCCGGGCCACGCGAGGTATCGGTTGTGGCAAGTTGGGATGACGACACGGAGCACGTCAGCGTTGTTGCGCAGAACCGTGACCCGACACGGGGCGAAATGCGCATGGTACAAGAGATTTTTTGGGGCGAGGGGGAACGCGTGGTGCAGCGAAACCCGCGCTTTAAGCGGCACGGACACGGCCTGCACCTGTGGAAAGAGAACGGCACAGACACAGCCGCGCCGCCGGAAGGGGAAAAATGATGGTCGCTTTTTTGATCGGCGCGGCCATAAGCTTTTTGGCCGGCTTTGAGGCGGCCAAAACCGAACGGCGGTACGAGGACGCGGACGAGGAGCCGGAAATCTACCGCCCCATCCCCATGGAGCACACCCACGGCGGCGAGGACTGACCCGCCGCAACCTTGCTAGCAGCGTGTCAAAAATTGACACGCTGCAAAAGGGGAACCAGTCCCGCACGGCTGCGCCTAACGGGCCTGTTTCCCCTCTTGGACACCCTTTCGACAAAATTTCACGGAAAATCGCGCACTCGTCACTTCGTTCCTCGCACACAATTTTCCGCGAAATTTCCCTGTATGTGTCCTTGTCGTCGGCGCAGGTCCGCCGACGAGGACGGATTTTAATTTCTTGACAATCTGAATACAGACCGGACGCCAACGCAAAACAGCCCCCGGCGGGCTGTTTTTCCGGCTTGTATACCGTATTAACATCCGGCGGGAAGTTTGTTGAAACCAGTCGTAAGTCAGTCGCAAACCAGTTGCAACCCAGGAAAGGCGGAACCCTATGCGCTGTTTTATGCGCCAGGTCAGCTGGCGCAGCGGAAAAGGATACAAGCAGGTGGACATTATGCCCATCCCCATCGAGGGCATCCACCGGGGCGCGCGCGGCAAACGGCGGCACGCGTCCAGCCTTGTGCAGCAGCGCCTGAACGGCAAGCACAGCCGCCGCTACCTGGTGCAGCTGGTGAACGCCAACTTTGGCGCGGGGGACTGGCTGCTGACCCTGACCTACGCGCCGGAGTATCTGCCCGCCAGCTTTGAGGAAGCCTGCCGCCGGATGGAAAATTTCATCGACCGGCTGCGCGCCGCCTGCAAGCGGGCCGACCTGCCCGCGCCCACCTATATCTGGGTGACGGAGGGCGGCACAGAGGAAGCCGAAGCTGCGGGGGAAGCCAGGCGCTACCACCACCACGCCTTTTTGCGCTGCGCGCTGGACGCGCGGGCCATCACCGAGCTGTGGTGTACCGGACGCGGCAGGCACCGCCGCCCGATGGGCCGCGTTCACATGAGCCTGGCCCAGCCGGAGCGGGGCAGCCTGGAAGAATGGGCCGACTACTGCGTAAAGACCAAGCACTGCCGCCGCAAATGGCGGCAAAGCATCGGGCTGAAAAAGCCCGTTGTGACCGTGAACGACAGCAAATACACCCGCCGCGCCATTGAGCGCGCCGTGCGCACCGGCGAGGCCTACCGCCCCGCCTTTTGGGAGAAAGCCCACCCCGGCTGGCGGTGCCGCTCCGTCCGCATCGAATACAACGAGTACCAGCGCGGGTATTATGTCCGGCTGGAATTTTGGAGAGAGAGGAACACCCCATGACCGTGCCCTGTTACCATTGCCCCGACCGGCAGGCGGGCTGCCACGCGCAGTGCGCGGCATACCGCGCTTTCCGCGCCGAGCTTGACGAGCGGAACGCAGCCGCCCGGCGGGCGGCCGCCGCGGGCGACGGCGCCGCCGCCGCCGGGGGGGGGCAACCGCGCG